GGTTGCACCAAAACGCAAAAAGCAAGTCATCTACACCGATGGTCGTCGCAACTCGCGCGCGTTGATGCCTGAAGGCTCCAGTCCGTCGGATTACCCAACGGACAAGTACGAACTGGTCAATCCTGATGGCACTCCGTTCAAAGTGAAAAAGGAAGCCGAACCAGTAGCCAAGCACCCCGGTCACGCGAGTCAAGCCTCGCATGGTGGCAAAGGTGGCGGAGGTCAGAAGAGCCAGTCAGACCGTGGTGCCAGCGATGTGAGAACGGCTAAGAATAAAGCATCAGCCCATCAGGAGATTGAGTCCATTACGTCACAACTCGCGTTCGCGCGGTCTAATGGCGACAAAGAAGTCGTCGGAATGCTTGAAGAGCGTCGTGCTGGCGCTCGGCAAGCCTACAAAGAACGCTTCGGAGAGGCTCATCAGGCTGGCACTGAGCCATCTGGCTCAACAGCAGGCGACGCTGGAGTTGCACAATCAGCAAAAATACTCTCCAACGCTAAAGACGGTGCGATGTACCACGACGCTGGTTCCATTGCGCAAGAACAAGCGATGATGGGCAAAGCAACCAAAAGCGATGCGATTGGTCGCTCGCACAAACACGACCAAGATTTCGCTGTGTCCATGAGAGACAGCAATGCCTACGCTGAACGCGCAACTGCAGTCCGTCGTGCGCAACCCAACAATCCAAAAGCCGAGAAGATGGCGCAGGCTCTTGACCGTGACTCTCGCAAGTTCCAAACAGAAGCCGCAATATCAATGTCGCTGGCAAGCGCATGGTCGTCTGTTGCGATGGACTTAGGCGCGTCCGAGTCTGACCTGATTAGCAACAACAGTCTCTAAACCTCACTCAAGTTGTGTAGACGTACTAGTGCGTCACTACACTCTTAGCAAATGGGTGCTCGCAAGATGGTCAAACTTAAAGTCGTAGAGACTTCAGGCGTAGACCACCCTGCTCACCTAAACGAAGGGTGGGTTGTAATGAAACACCAAGACCCAGAAACCACTGAAGGAGCAGAAGTGTCAGAAGAGACCGAAGCAATTGAAATGACCGAGGATGATGTAATCACCGAGTCGTTGGTAAAAGCGCAAGAGCGCATCGCAGAACTTGAAGAGGCTCTGGAAGTTGAAAAGGCAAAGAAAAAGCCTGCCTTCCTCGCAGAGGCTGAAGTTGAAGACGAAGAGGACGAAGAGGACATGATGAAATCAGTCCCCGAGGCTGTTCGCGAAATGCTCAACAAGGCAAAGGTTGAAGCAGACGACGCTCGCGCCGAACTTCGCAAAGAACGCGAAGAGCGCCGTGACGCAGAGTTCGTTGCTAAGGCACAGTCAGCATGGGGCTTGCTCCCTGTAGACGCCAGCGAAGTTGGCAAGGCAATGCGTCGCCTCTCAGACGTTGACGCGCCACTTGCAGAAACAATCGCTAAGGCACTTGATGCCGCTAACGCACAAGCCGAATCAGCAAACATCTTCGCTGAAATCGGCACAGCAGGACGACCAGACACGGGCGATGCTTACAGCAAAGTTCAGTCAATGGCTAAGTCTCTTGTCGCTGAAGGAAAAGCCAGAACAGTTGAACAGGCTGTTGTTGACCTCATCTCAGACGACCCAACCCTCTACCAAGATTACGTCGCCGAGAAGCGCCGTTAAGGAAGGAAATAAACCATCATGGCATACGAAATCGCCAACTCAGCCGTCAAAATCACTCTCGTAGCAGGTGCAGACCTCTCAGCGAATCAGTATTATTTTGTGAAAATCAACTCGTCAGGACTTGCAGTGCTTTGCTCAGGTGCAACTGACAAGCCAATCGGCGTACTTCAAAACGACCCTGCTTCTGGTGAAGAAGCAGTCATCACAGTTGTTGGTGGCTCAAAGGTTGTCGCTGGTGCTTCCATTGACGAAGGTGTCCTTATCGGCACAGCGTCAACTGGTAAGGCTGATGCAAAGACTCCGGGGACAGACACAACCGAATACGTTGTTGGAACTGTAATCCTCGCCGCTGGTGCAGACGGAGAAATCCTCACTGCCCTCATTAACTGCTCCAACCCTCACCGCGCGGCGTAAGTAAGAATCTAAAGGAAAAGGAAGAGAACAATGCCTCAGCCAACTAGCAACCAAGTCCATGTAGACGCCATTCTGACCAACATTTCGGTCGCGTATATGCAGAGGCAGGAAAACTTCATCGCCTCTCGCGTATTCCCGATTGTGCCTGTTGAGAAGCAGTCGGACAAGTATTTCACATACACCAAGAACGACTGGTTCCGTGACGAAGCACAGCGTCGCGCGGACGGTACCGAATCAGCAGGTGGCGGTTACAACATCTCCACAGGCACCTATCAGGCAGACGTTTACGCCTTCCACAAGGACATCGGTGACCAGACTCGCGCAAACGCAGACGCACCAATCAACGTTGACCGCGAAGCCGCAGAATTCGTAACCAGCCGTTTGATGCTCAAGATGGAGACCGAGTTTGTTAACAACTTCTTCTCAGCGAGCGTTTGGGCAAACGAAGTCTCACCATCGGGTAACGATGAGTGGAGCGATTACACCAACAGCGACCCAATGGACGACATTGAAACCGCTAAGGCGGCAATTCTTGGAACCACAGGTTTTGAACCAAACACACTCGTACTTGGTTACGACGTGTTCCGTGTTCTCAAGAACCACCCAGACCTTGTTGACCGTCTCAAGTACACATCCAGCAACACAATCACATCAGACATGATGGCTCGTTTGTTTGACGTTGACCGTGTTCTTGTGGCTAAGGCTGTCAAGGCAACGAACAACGAAGGTGGCACAGGCGCTTACGCTTTCACACACGGCAAGCACGCCCTCCTCTGCTACTCGGCTCCATCGCCGGGCTTGCTCCAACCATCTGCTGGTTACGTCATGTCATGGACAGGCGTTTCTGCAGGACTTGGTGCAACCATCGGTTCCAGCCGACTTCGTATGGACAGCCTTCGCGCTGACCGTATTGAGGCTGAAGTTGCGTTTGACATGAAAGTCATCGCAACCGACCTCGGTTACTTCTGGAACGGCGTAGTCGCCTAATAACCTCTAGAGTTGGGTGTCCGTTCGTCTAGTATGGGCGGACACCAATCTCAGAGCAGAAGGAAAACATCATGTTGCGCAAAGTTACTAAGCGAATCCCTAAAGGGCGTGGAGAGTACCTAGAGTCAGGCACCATCCTTGACGTTTCCTCATTTAGAAACGTGAAGATGCTTGAGTCGGGTCGCTATCTCGGTGAAGTAAGTGCTGAAGAGGCAAAGGCTTATGCTGATGCTCAAAAGCCTGCTGTGAAACCAGCACCAAAGGCAAAAACAACAAAGTCCGTGTCCGTTGAGGACACACCAGTCGTCGGGGAGGATGACAAATGAGTATTTCTAACTACGCAGAATTGAAATTGCTTGACACCCTCGGCAACACTTCGTTCGCTGTCACAACTTGCTATGTGAAGTTGCATCTCGGTGACGCTGGCGAAGATGGCACAGCCTCTCCTGCTACTGAAACAAGCCGTAAGGCTGTCTCTTGGAGTTCGGCTTCTGCTGGTTCTAAGGCTTCCAGCGCTACTTTGTCATGGACAAACGTTGCCGCTACGGAAACCTACACGCACTGGTCAATGTGGGACGCATCAACCTCTGGTAACTGCTTGTGGACTGGCGCTTTGTCAGCATCCGCCGCTGTTACTGCTGGTGACACGTTTGAGATTACATCTCTCACTTTGACACTGGACTAAGGAGGACGTCGCGATGGCGACAAACTTTCCCACCTCTTTAGACGCTCTCAACAATCCTGTCTCAACTGACACTCTGGCTTCGCCAGACCACGCTGTTCAACATTCCGACATCAATGATGCTGTTGAAGCGTTGCAGACAAAGGTTGGCATCAACAGTTCAACCGACACGGCAAGCCTTGACTATAAGGTCGCCAAACGTCCTATAACCACGAACGCGCAGATTGCTTCGTACACGCTTGTTCTTGCCGACGCTGGCAAACTTGTAGAAGTCGGGAATGCGTCTGCGAACACGCTGACTGTTCCTCCTAACTCAAGCGTTGCTTTCCCTGTGGGAACCGTCATTGATGTACTTCAGACTGGTGCTGGTCAAACAACCCTCACAGCCGGTGCTGGTGTCACAATCAATACCGCGATTGGGTTAAAACTTCGTGCTCAATGGTCTCCTGCCTCGCTCATCAAAAGGGCGACTGACACATGGGTTGCTCTTGGTGATTTGAGCGCCTGATGCTTGGTGTCATTGCATCCAGCGCTTACCCCATTCCAACCGTGACGTTGGGCGCGACAACTAACTTCAATCAAGACCGAGCCACGTTAAACGCGACCGTCAATGGGCAAGGTTTAAGCACGACCGTAACTGCTCAATACAGTTCTAACGGTGGGTCAACCTACTCAACAGCCGTCGCGATGACGGGTTCGCCAACCTACGGTTCAACGGCGATGTATGCCAATGTGACTGGTTTGGCTGTAGCGACTGCCTACATTGTCCGAGTCACAGCGACAAACGCTAAAGGTTCAGTTGTTGTTCAAAACAGCAACGGCAACTTCACAACGTGGAGTCTAAAGACATACCTCAACACTAGCGCTGGAGCGTATTCGGTTTCTGTCCCTTCCATCACCCCAACAGGTGGTTCAGCCATTGCCCCAACAATTTACGAGATGCTCATTTATGGAGCAGGTGGTGGTGCAAACTACGCTGGCGGAGGTGGAGGCGGTTACAGGCTTGCTTCTACTAAACTTTCGTCGGTTACTGGAACACAAAACGTAACTGGAACTATTGGTGCTGGCGGTGCTGGCGGTAACGGTGGCGCAGGAACGGGTGGCGCAGGTGCTGGAGGTTCTTCAACTTTAGTTATTGGCGACACCACTTATACGGCAGGTGGCGGTGGTGCTGGTGCACACCCCGGTGCTAGTGGTTCTCCAAGTGGCACTGGTGGTTCCGTTGGGACAGGAACCAATCCAGCCTACGGTGGTGGTAACAACACCTACGGCTACACATACGTCTCTGGCTATGTTCAAGTGATTGTTGGCTACACAAATGGCGCTTGTCAAGCGACTGACAAGTACGGTTTCTGCACTCAATACGAGCAAGTCCCTGTTTACGGAAACGACACAAATCAACCTATCTACACAACGGACGCTGGCTACTACGCAGGAGGTGGAGGTGGTGGCACAGATGGCGCAGGAGCCAATGCTGTGACACAAGGAAGTAACTCCCACAACGGTGGCGCAGGTGGCTCAGGTGGTGGAGCATACGGTCTAAATGGAGGTAATGGTGGAGGTGGTCGTGGAACACAAAGCACTGGTGCAAACGGCTCCGTTGTTGCTGGTGGTGTTGTCGTAGGAACGGGTGGTCAAGGTTGGTTTGGTGCAGGCGTCGCAGGTGGTGTCACCTTTAAGTATTATGGCGTCGCATGATAACCGTTCGCCCTTTCACAATGTCTGTCTTAGACAAAGCCAAGCAGTTCTTTGCGTTGAGCACAATCGCTTCAGACACTTTGGAGATTGTTCGTCGTACCCCTGCAGGCGATGACCCATTCACCGACGCAGACGTTTGGCGCATGGACAACGGTCAACTTATAGTTTCTATGAACCATCCCTTCCACCATCTGCGCAACCTTGTGCTTATTGCCAAGTCAGAGGGCGTTGAGGAAATCATCAACCTTGAGCATTTTGAGAAAATTATTGAGTTTTACGACAGGTCGCCAGACGTCAACACATCAGAAGTTGGCGTGTTTGTGTTCTGCAAGTCCGAGCCGATTTACGACCCTGCTTTGGAATGGCGCTGTGACAATACGCTCTACGGAGCGCGAACCTACGACACGCCTTCGGTCAAGAACCCTCAACTGGTCGGTTCCGTTGATGACATCATCATGTACGAACCTGTGTTGACAGTTCCTGCTCTAGGGCATTTGATTTACATTCATTTCCACAACGACGAGGTTTTAAGACGTGACTTCGTTGACAACGCAGAACTTCCGATAAGCGCGTACACCTTAAGCGAGATGTTCAAAGTGCTTCACGAATGGGCAACAGTTGCTGACGCCCCATTCAACAACACCGACCCAATCTCCAGCGATGCGCGTGGGTTTCTTAACGCCATCGGCTTTGACGAAAGCCTGATAGCAGGTCAAGTAGATATGCAAATTGCCTCGTACTTAAAAGGCAAAACAAACGCACGTCTGCGCCCGACAGGTGTTTTACCTGCTTCACCTGAGTTGCTTCACTTTGTGCGTCAGCGTATGTCGTTTAGTTCGCTCAGTGCGTTGTCTCTTGTCCACCCCGGCTTGGTGGACACGGCTCAAGTTCTACGCGAGGAACAGCGCCAGTTGTATATTGGTATTCACAAGTTCCGTGAGTTCTACAAAGTTGGTCTTGAAATACCTATCAACGACGACGAACGCGTCATTGAGCAAGCCCTGAAAATTGAAATCGCCAATCGTCCGTACATTTTGAATCAACTTAGAATGTTCCGTAACAAACGCGAGGTTCTAGACAGGGTTGCTAATGCTCGTCTATAACGACCTTAATGTTGTTTATTCGTCGGCAACAACGACGTATAACCAGACGTTTATTGTTTTCTCTAGGACGGCGTCTGGGTCTGGTTTTGGCGCGTCATCATCAGTTTGTCTTGTTACAAGGAAACGCACAGCATCTGGTTCAGGCGCAGGAACACAAACCACATCGTTTGTCCATAAGGTTTTCAAGACGGCTTCAGGTTCAGGATTAGGTTCGTCAAGTAACGCAATAGTTCATTCCATCTACCGAAACGCGCAGGGTGCAGGACAGGCGTCAACTGAAGGTACAGCAGTTGGGCTTCACACAAGCCCACGGTCGGCTTCGGGTTCTGGGGCAGGTGCATCTTTGGCAGTCGGGCTTCACACCAGCCCACGAACAGCAACAGGGTCTGGTTCAGGTTCTGGACAGGCGTCTTGCCTTCGTATAGTTCCACGCACTGCTACATCATCAGGTAATGGCACGTCGTCGGCTTCTATTCTTATCAGGCGCGCGCGTAACGCTTCAGGTTCAGGAGTAGGGTCAGGAACAGCCAGCCGTCGCATCTCGCCTTTAAGAAGCGCGTCAGGGCAAGGAGTAGGTGGCAGTTCAACTGCGTCCCGTAAATCAACCTTCAAAACAGCGTCGGGGCAAGGGCAAGGGCAAGCCGAAGCAGACGTTTTACACCACCACCATCGTCAGGCAACGGGCGCAGGGACTTCAACCTCAAACAACTCCATAGCCCACTTGGTGTACCGAACAGGGCAAGGCTCAGGGCAAGGCTCAACATCTGGTAACGCTGTCGGCAAACACACCTCTATTCGCATGGCTTCAGGGGCAGGCAACAGTGCGTCCTCAACGGTCTACAAACATTCGGTGTTCAAAACTGCATCAGCGACTGGTGTGGGTGCGTCAGCAACGACGTTTATTCACACCAACATCCGTAGTGCAACTGGCTCTGCAGTTGGTTCGTCGTCGGTAGTCAAAAAGCACATCATCCCACGAAGCGCGACGGGCGCCGGTGTCGGAACTTCAACAACAACGAAACTTCACACCAACAAGCGAACAGCGTCAGGTTCGGGTTCAAGTTCATCGGCGACTTCAATTGCCCACAAGGTCTACCGAAACGCACAGGGCGCAGGTCAAGCCGCAACTGAAGGTACAGCCGTTGGTAGAACCACTAGGTTCCGTACTGCAAGTGGGGCAGGCGTTGGCGCTGGCAACGGAGTCCGTCTTGTTAAGTCAAAGCGTGGAAGCACAGGTGCAGGACTCGGAACTCAAGTAATCGCCTTCAATCGTAGGTTGCCTCGCTCATCTGTTTCGGCTGGCACCGGCGCTGGCAACGGAGTCCGTCTTGTTCGTAGCAAAAGAACAATGGTCGGTGGAGGAGTTGGCGCTTCAGCCACTGAGGGTTTCCGTCGTCTAAACATTGGAAGCAAGACAGCAAGAACGTCACTATCGGGTGGCAACCGTTCTGTCAGCGTTAGTGGGGTTGCCAGAGTGGTTTCAGCGTCTGGTTCTACAATAACAGTTGATGCATCTTAAGGTTGGAGAACAAAATGGCAGAC